TTATTGACAGTAATTATAAATTATTGTAATATGTAATTATAAAAGAAATAAGGGATTAAAATTATGAGCGCTAAAAATAGTACTTTTATAACAAAAGCAAAAATTGAAGAATTGTTAAACACTACAAACGATCAAGTATCAATTCTAACCTTATCAAAGTGGTTAAGAGATAATACCGATAGCAAATTTACAATAAAAGAAACTATGTATACTAAAGTTTTCCATGGTAGATTTACTGGGTATGCTGACAATAAGGCTTGCAACATTTAAACTCAAAAGATTGGGAAGTAACAAAATGAATAACACAAAAGTAAAAGAACTCGAAAACGAGATAGTAGATTATATTATGGACAATTGGGGTAGTAACGAAACAGAAGTAAAATTAAATTATCTTAGGTTATTAGTAACAAAATATTGTGAGGGAAAAGCAAAATGACAATAGAATGTGCTGAATGCGGTAAGGAGTACGATCCTGATGATTTAATAGACATAGGAGATAAAGAAATTTATTTCTGTGAATGTGGCTATGAAAATGTATGGGTATAGAAAATGAACATTATTGAAGCGATGCAAAAATTAAAATTAGGTAAAACTATAAGCAGAAAAAGTCATAGACTTCTAGAAAAAACATATGGAATAAAACATGACAGACCCATCTTCATAATAGAGGAAACTGAAAAAGGTCAGTGGGTAGAAAATCCAAAAGGTTGTGCGCTCGAGTTACAGACTCCAGAAGGTTTTAAAATGATTTTTTTAGAGGACGATATTTTAGCAAATGACTGGGAGGTAGTGGAGTATTAAATGACTAACAAGCAAAAAAATTCAATAAACATAAACCCTGATGATGAATTACTAGGGCTAATAGATAAGGAAGCCAAAGATAAAATCCGCACTAGGAAAGCACAAGTAGAATATATAATAAAACAATATTTTAAAGATTCAAAAGAAAAGTTAATTTTTAAAGAATGAAAAACCAGAGAAAAAATGATAATTGTAAATTTAATATTAGCCGTCAGTATGATTGGAATAATTTACCGCATAAAACCCTTTGATAATACTCAAACTTGGGTAAGTATTTCTATAGTAATAGCTTTATTTCTAAATGGTTTAAACAGTATTGATTTGGAAAATCGTAAAGTTGAAGCGTTAGAAAAATTAGTTGTGGAAATAAGTAAAAGTAAAGTAGAGGAAGTAAAATGAGAAAGTTTACAAAGCAGCAAGTGGATTATATTTGCTACCAAATAGGCGATTGGTATATGCAGTGGAGAGATCAGCTAGTTGATTATGAGGCTAAAACTCACAGATTAGGAGCGGCGAAAGAAGCATTAAAAGAAAGATTTTGCAGTTTAGAAGAGTGGAAGACTTTAGAAGATGAATATGATATTAATCCTAAGACCCGTCCTTGGGAAACTGAACCTGATTTTTTAGAATTTATTGATGAGGATACGGGATACAGATGTTTTATACAGCGGCATCCAGAATTAAAACATTTATGCGGATATGTAGAGTTACCTAAGGAGCATAAATTGTATGGTAAAACAAATGTTGACAATGAATTTTTCCTTAATCTAGACGTTCACGGAGGAGTAACTTATGCAAATGCAAAAAGAATTAAACGTCATGAAAAACGTCCTAATCTTTTTATAGATGAGTACGCCTCTTTTGTAGTAGGTTTTGATTGTGGGCATGCTGGTGATTTAGCACCAGGTATTAAATCTTTTCATGAAGAAGTGTATAGAGATATTGAATATGTAACTAATGAATGTAAAAACCTAGCTAAACAATTAAAAGAATTGGAGAATTGACAACACGTACTTAAAAAAAGTCGTACCAGTTTAAAAACTCACAAAAAACTGGTACGTCTACAGGAAAAATAATGATTAATTATGAAAAAATCATGTAAATGACGCTATATGAAACTACACTCTTGGTCAACAAGATTTTTGGTTAACCGCATCTTTTAGTTTTTGTCCGACTTTAAACTTTGGTTGGTTATAAGCGGCTATTTTTATACTTTCTCTACTTTTTGGATTAATGCCATCTCTTGCTTCAATCTTGCTTACACTAAAATTACCGAAGCCAATAAGGGAAATTTCCTTACCTTTGCTAAGTGCATCAATTACCGAGGAAGTAAATATATCAATAGCCTTTTCAGCTTCTTTTTTAGTACAACTATGCTGACCTGCTATATGGTCGATAAATTCTTGTTTGTTCATTTTAAAATCTTGTTTTTAATTAAAGAGATAATTTAACACCAACTAGAGCTACAGTACCTTTTACCTTTCTTGCCTTTAGTTCTGAATAGAACTCAGGCTTACCTTTAAGAGTATAGGCATGTATTTCAGCATAAGGTTTAAGTCCCGGTGCAAGTATGTGGCTAACACCTAATTTAACAGAATTTACCTTATTTTTAAACTTATCAGAAGCAAAATATCCTACATAAGTTGTCGTAGCTTTATTATAAGTATAGCTAATTCCAGCATTGTAATAATGGGACTTATTACCGGCCTTATGTAGTGCTTTATTAGTTAAACTTTTGCCAAAAGAACCATAACAAGCATTATACTTAAAATCACCTATTTTTAATTCGCCGCCAATATTATAAGCTCTTAGATTACTTAATTTATATTCTTCTAAAGGGTCTTTGGCATCTTTAGTGGCAAATTTCTTGATTTTACCTGCGGCTTTACCATGTTCACCAGTTAGAGCTAGTTTTAATTCCGCTTCTTCTGTTAATTTTTGCTCAAATACTATCCCGCCAGTTAGCGCATCCTTAATTGACTTATCAATCTCAAATCTCTCTAAAGCCTGCTCTTCTATTGCGTATTTTGTTATACCATCTGATTTGGTAGATGGTTTATCTATACCGGTATTAGCCGAATCAGGAGTATAAGATATACCAAATTGCAATTTACTTGATTCGCTCAAAGCAAATTTAGGGGTGTAATAATTTATTGTTCTTGGCGGTTCGCTGCTATAAGTTGCTGAGTCTAAACCGGCAGTTATAGAATCACCGATTATAGTTTCTTCCGAGGTTAAGAACGATGGATTTGCTTTTTTACCTTGTTTTAAATACTCTATACCTGTTTTTATGTAGTTTGCAGGTATAGCTCCATCATTTACAGTCATGTTTCTTGCAACAGGAATAGGTGAACCTGCTTCAATTTTACCAAACTCATGTTCTAAGAATACATGAGAACCATTATAATCATTGTTTACTTTTCTTTTTGTTGTTGGAGCAAGTACAATTTTAGCACCATAAGTAATATCGTCAGAAGTATTGGAAATATTAGCAACAAAAGCAGTGTTATTGAAGAAAGCCATGCCTTTTTTATTAGCTGATATGTTCTTCTCTGAACCTTTTAATTTCTCTTGCTTAGCAAATCCACTTTCAAAAGCAGCAAAAGCTCCAAATTTAATGTTTAAACCTGATGCAACAGGTAGGGCTTCACTTGCTAAGGCAGTACTGCAACTAAGTATTATCGTTGATAAAAGATATTTTCTGATTTTCATAATTTCACTCCTTATAGTTTTTTAATTAGACAATAAATAACATAAATAATCTCAAGACCAAAATCAAAAAAGCACGAGAAAATCAAGATTAGAAAGTAGTGTGTTATAATTATTTTAAGTAAAGGAAACTTAATTTTATGACGCACAATTCTAACTCTATTCATAGTTTTAGTTTCTCTGATGGAATAACTGCTATTGCGGAACTGCAAAACAGAAGAGCAAAACTTGCAGCTTTAAAGGAACGATATCTTGCAAGCAGTTCGTTATATGAGTTTTTTAAAAGCGCTTGGCCTTATATTGAGGGTAATATGCCTTATGTTGATAGTTGGCATATTAAGGCTATAGCAGAGCATTTAGAGGCAGTTTACGCGCGCCAAATAAAAAAGCTGATCATTAATGTTCCGCCTCGCACGGGTAAGACCAATTTAATATCGGTGGCCTTTCCTGCGTGGGTGTGGATACATAACCCGAGTGAGCGGTTTTTAACTGTATCCTGCGTTAATTCCTTAAGCCTTGAGCATGCACAGAAAAACAGAGCTTTACTCGAAAGCAACTGGTATCAGGATAATTGGGGTTATAGATTCCCTCTTCTTAGAGACCAGAACGTTAAAAGCTTTTTCCAGAATACCAAGACGGGATATAGGCAATCAACGAGCGTAGTATCTAAAACTGTCGGTAAAGGCGGTTCAATCATTATTATTGATGATCCTAACGACCCGGGTGATCTCTCTGAAATAAAACGTGAGAACGTAATTAACTGGTGGACGCAAAGAATGTCTACCCGTTCAAATAACCCAGCTAATGACTGCCGAATAGTTGTCCAGCAAAGAACGCACGAGAATGATTTAACCGGTTATATCAGAAAGAACGACAGCGAAGGGGACTGGGTAGAATTAGTGCTGCCGCTAGAATTTGAAGAAAAGCGCAAGTGTATTACAGTTCCTCTTGGCATAGATCAGGTTATTTGGGAAGACCCTAGAAACAAAGAAGGGGAGTTACTCAGCAGCTTACGCTTTGGCGAAAAGCAGGTAAATGAGTTAAAAAAGTTACTCGGTTCTTATGGATATGCTGGGCAGTGCCAGCAAAGACCATCTCCAATTGGCGGTGGAATAATCAAGAAAAAATGGTTTAAGTTCTGGACTAGCCCTATTAAGCCTAAATTTGATTACATATTGCAAAGCTGGGATACGGCAATTTCCGATGAACCGACAGCGGCCTATTCTGCCTGTACTACGTGGGGAGTTTGGGGCGAGAAATCCGAGGATGAGTTATTTAGGATGATGCTACTCTCTAGTTGGCGGGGTCGTGTAGGCTATCCGGAGCTGCGAAGCAGGGCTCAGCGCTTAGCTAAAGATTATAAGGATATAGGTGAGCATAAGAACCCAATGCCGGCTCAAAGAAGCGTAGATATTTGCCTTATTGAGGCAAAGGCAACGGGCGATCCTTTAATACGTGATCTAAGGCTTGGAGGAGTTCCTGCTATAGGCTACACCCCAAAAGGCGATAAGAATGCAAGAGTACAGAGAGCAGCGCCTCTTATTGAGTGCGGACTTATTTATTTACCGACTGAAGAGAAAAATCCTGAAAGGCTAACTCCGTTCGCTGAAGAGTTTTTAGAAACAGTGATAACTTTTCCAAATGGGGAATCAAAGGATTTGGTTGATTCGATGACGCAAACAATTTTATACCTCCGAGACTTTGATACTTTAATTCATACAAGTGATGTTAAGGAAGATGAGATCGTTACTAAACGCAAGAAATTATACTAATGGCAGTAAGAAGTAGAGCCTTGAAAGAGGCAAGATTAGATAGCATGAGGAAAAGACGGAAGAAAAGGGATAAGGTTATCCCCGATTTATCCGTTACCGAGAACCTTGAGCCTGAATTTCTAAATTTGACTCAAGAAATGCCGATGGAAGAACAAATCCTACCACAAGAAACAGGTAGTTTAGATGAACCGGTTTTACCGGAAGAAGAAGCACTTATTTCCCTAGAAGATCAAATCTTATCACGTATAGATAACGAAGCGGAGGAATTAGCACCTGCGGATGCCGCCTTTAATAGTAATTTTGCAGATGATATACCAGAAAGCGTCAGAGATAAAATCGCTGCTTACTTAGAAGAGGTAACAGAAAAAGATACTAAAAACCGCGCACCATGGCTTGATATAATTGAAAAGGCTAAAACCTTACTTGGCTTTAAAATTGAGGAAATACAAGACCCAAATAATGTCAAATCTAAATCCAATTCTTCCATTGGAAACGCTGCCCAGGTTAAGACTTACGATACTACTTTCTCTAGCAGCGTGCTCCGGCTCTGGGCAACTCTTCGCTCCGAGTTACTCCCCTCAACCGGTCCTGTAGGATTTAGGACTGATGTTAGTGTTAGCGAAGATTACGAATTAAAAGGCGAGATGGTTAGGGATGCTTTAAATGAGTACTTAACAGTAGAAGATAAGGGCTTTTATCCAGACTACGATCGGTTTTTATTGTACTTAATTTTATATGGGTGTGTATTTAGGAAAATCTACTACGACCCGATTACTGGTAAGCCCTTGAGTAGGTTTATCATGCCTGAGGATTTTTTATTTGATAATAACTGCTCAAGTATTACCGAATCAAATCGTCTAACTCATATTAGGTATCTCTCAAAAAGAGAAATCCTTTTTAACATGCAAAGCGGGATATTTTCAAAAGTTGATCTTGATTATCTAGATAGCGTAGGAAGCAGCGATGGGGAAGAAGCAACGGATGACTCTAAAGCCAAACAGGTAGACCCAACAAATTCCCGTTTTCCTTTTTATGAGACGCACGAATATCTGGTTTTGAATGATTTTTTTGACAATAACAATGCATCTGAAGACTATAGTATACCACTACCTTATGTTATTACAAGGTGCGGTGTTACTAATCAGATCGTATCACTTACGCCAAACTGGGATGAAAATGATCCAACCAAAACAAGGATTAACTGCTTCATCCATTATAATTTATTCCCCGGGTTTGATGTTTTTGGACTCGGACTTGCTCAAATACTTGGCTCTAATTCAAAGAGCTTAACTTCCATGCAACAAATGGCGATTGACGCAGCTATTTTCCAGAATTTCCCGGGAGGAATGAAGGCTAAGGGAATAAAAACTACCAATAATGATTTGAACATATTACCTGGTCAATTCGTAACTGTTGAAACCGGTAATTTGTCGCTTCGTGATTCAATCATGCCGCTTCCTTATAATGGACCTTCGCCAGCTTTGCTTGAATATATTAACCGGATAACTGCTCAGACACAGGAACTAGCGTCCGCAACAGAGATGGGACTTACTGAAAATAATCAGAATACGCCTGTTGGTACTACGATTGCCTTGCTTGAAGTATCCAATCGGATGCAATCGGCAATAATGAGAACAGTCCATAGTAGCTTTAGCGCCGAGCTACAGCTCTTTTATAAAATGTTCAATCTTAGCACGCTACCTCTGGATAAAGAAAGTTTAAAGGTCATACCCGTATCTGATCCGTCCGTTGAATCTTCTACACAGAGAATAATCAATGCAGAAAGTATTTTAAAGTTAGCTAGCAGCAATCCGGAGCTACATAACATGCGAGAAGTATATTTAAAAGTATATCAGGCACTCGGAGTTGGCGATATTGATAAAATACTCCTTCCCGAACCAGCACCGCAAGAACAGCAGGAACAACAACCTATAGACCCTGCTCTACAGGTACAGATTGCTGATATTGAGCAGCGAAAACTCGAAGTCGAATCAAAAGAACGGCTAGCTCATTTAAATATTGAAGCTGATGGGTATAAGACTCAGATGAGTATCGAGCTCGATAAGGAAAAACTGGAACAAGAAAAGTATTTAGCTGAATTAAAAGTTAATGAACAACAACAACTTGCCGAGCAGAAATATCAGATTGAACTTTTAAAGCTCCAGTTAAACGAGAAGGAAAAAGTAATAGATACGCTAACTAAAGAGCAAGAAATAAACAGTAAAAACGAGCTTGAATTACTAAAGCTGGAATACAAAGCAAAAGAAGCTGAGTTAAAGGCACAAGTAGAAGCTCTAAGATCAGAACTATCATCCACACCAGAAAAAGAGGAGGTCATTTATGGATAGACAAAAAAGAGAAATAGCTTTGCACAAAATGCAAGAGAGAGCAAGAGAAAAGGAAACAAGCTGTAATAAGTATGCTGCCGGTGGAGCGGCTAAAATTAGAAAAGACGTAGCTACCAAGAGCGGTAAGGTAGTAAAACCTAGAAATATGGGAAGGAGCAGTAAATGATTGGAATGAACCGAAATAACATTTATAGCCGAGGTTCTTTTACCTCCGGCTTTATAGGAAGTATTGAGTCTGAAATTGATAGATACAGGCGTATTTTATGTAATCCGGCATCAATTTCTACGCTAGAGGATTACAAATATCATGTGGGATTAATTGAGGGGCTTGAGAGTTCCCTTGAACTCTTTAACAGGCACATAATAGAGGTAAATAACAATGACTAACTGTGAAATAACCAATTACAAACCGGAAGATTTTAAAACCAAAGGCATTGATCTCCAAAGCTTTAATAAGGAGGTAATGATTGAAAGATTTAAGGAAGTATCGGTTACCGGCATTAACGTCTTAATTCTTATTTACAAACCCCCTGTTGAAGAAGTTACAAGAGGCGGAGTTATTATTCCGCAAACGGCCGTAAAGGATGACCTGGAATATAACTCAATGGTCGGGATGGTATTAAAGCTGGGCCCCGATAGTTATAAGGGCGATCAGTTTCCAAGCGGCCCTTACGTCAAAGCCGGAGACTGGGTCATATTCCCGCGTGGTTCATCATTGCAGTCAAAATATGAGGGTGAACCGATAATTATGGTAGAGGATTTTAAAATCAAGCTGCTAGTCGATAATCCATCAAAAGTATCAAGGTAAGAATATGTTTAAAATAGATATTGAAAATACAAGCGACTTAAACGCTGCTATTCCACCTTTAAAAGAAATAGCCGAAAATAAAGATTCAAAGAATGAAGCTAGCGAGGCAGAAGTAGAAACTAAAGACTTAGGGCAAGATACTCAAGGTGTAGATAGTAGCGATGATAAAAGCGATATTTCCGCAGATGTTTCCGAAAAAGAAGAAAAGCCTACTAAAACCTCTGCTCCTGACAAAGACAAGGAAAAATACTGGTCTAAATTAAAAAAAGAACGTGAAGAAAAGGTAAAGCTTGCTGAGCAATTAGAGCAGTTACAGCAAGAAAAACTACAAATGGAACAAATGCTCAGCCAAGCTATTAATACCGGTTCTACCCATTATAAGAACAATGTTGCCAGCGAACTTGAAATGGCTCAGGCACGGCTTCAATTAGCACTGGAAAACGGGGATGCTGCTGGAGTTAGCAGAGCTACTGCGGATATTTCAAAGGCGACCCATGCCTTAAATGAGGCATCTAGAATAGCCACTTTTCCTAAAGAAGAATACTCACCAGAGCATCTAAATCAGGTTCGAGCTAGGGAATATGAAGATAGGTTATATAGCTGGCTTGAAAGTAATCCTGAAGTAGATAGAAACGCCCCTGAGTATGATGAGAAGCTAGCGACCTCAGTATTATCCTTTATTACCAAACTGGATCGTAAAT